AGCTCCGGCCCTTCAGACCGCACACAGCATCTCGGTCGACGTTGACAAGATCCGCACCGTGACTGTGGACAACATGGCGCAGGCAGAATCGCACTTCAACGCACCGTCAGCATTCAACGGCGCAGTGCGTAACGCCTTGAACGAGATCAACCCCATGGTGCGGATGCGGCAGGCCGCGGACGCGTCCAAGATGCTGCTGGAGTATTTCCAGCAGGGCGGGCTCGAGTTCAGCAAGGATCACGGCGTGTGGCGCGTGACGAAGCAGGCCGAAGTGCCGCCACCAGCGCAGGTGTTCGATCTGGTAGCGAAATGGGCCAAGTCACAGGGCAAGGATTTCAAGAAAGGCATGCACGATGCCGGTCGCATCCTCGAAGCGGTGCGCCTGCGAGAACTGCGCAAGTCCAACGCCCAGAACGGGACCAACTTCGTTTTGCACATGACCGACGTTGAGATCGATACGCTTACCGCCGCGTACGACAGCGACGCCACACTCAAGCAAATGACCGACGTGATGGACGCGCCCCGCAAGGCGCTGGTTGACCAGCTGGTACAGGTTGGTCGTCTGACCCCTGAAGTTGGCCAGATGTGGAAAGAGACCGTCGGCTACGTGCCGTTCGATCGGGTGGAGGATCTGGCGGCGCGGTTCCGTCCGCAGAAGAAGCTGGGCCGGGGTCTCGCACAGCTCGGGGCACTGCCGAACCTCGTCGGTTCCGAGAAGCGCCCGGTCAAGAATGCCTTCGACAACTACATCAGCACGATGGGGTGGATGGTCAACCAGACCATCCGGAGCACCGCCACGCTGCGTACGCTACGCGCTCTGGAGAATATCCAGAAGGCCAAGTACCTCGGGCGGTCGAAGCTCCGCGCCGACAACCAAGGCAACACCGTACGAGCTTACATCGACGGGGAAGAGCACTTCTTCGAAGTCCCCAGTGCCTACGACGCGGTCGCGTTCAACGACACGCAGGTACCGCTGCAAGGGTTCCTCAAGGTGATGGGGCAGGTGTCCAACGTGCTGCGTACGGCCATCACGGCAGTGCCGACGTTCTCGATCAAGCAGATCACGGAAGACGTCCAACGAGCGATCCTTCAGTCTGGCGTGCGGGATGGGCGGGCCGTGACCCAGATGGCGCTCAAGAACTTCTGGCAGCTCAGCAAGGCTGAACTCCGCGGACAGGTGCATCCGGACGTGACCCGCTTCGGCATCTACGGGCTGACCGGTGAGTACGACTGGACCAACAACAATCCGGCTCAGTCACTCCTCAAGGATCTCGGGTACGAGCAGCGCAAGTTGCTGGGGTCCACCAAGTTCGGCACCCTGCTGCACCGGTTGGAAGGGGTGACCCGCGCCTCGGACCTCGCGATCCGCATGGCAATCTACGACCAGACGATGGCGGAGACCAAGGACCAAGCCCTTGCACTCTCTCGCGCACGCGAGATCATCAACTTCCGCCGCAAGGGCGCTGGGGACAAGCTGGGCCTGCTGAACGTCATGGTGCAGACCATCCCGTTCTTCAACGCCTACATCCAAGGCATGGACGTACTGCTGCGTGCCCTGACGGGCAAGAACGCCGCCTCGGGGCTGGAGCGCCAGCGGGCCCTGAAACTCTTCTACTCACGGGCAGCCATGATGGGTGCGGTCAGCCTGATGTACGCGCTGGCAGTGGGGGATGACGACGAGTACGACAGCATGGACCGTGAGAAGCGTGATAGTTCCTTCATCCTCGGCGGCGGGGTCCGCATCCCGGTGGCTACCGAACTCGGCGTGATGTTCAAAGCGCCGATCGAACGTATGGTGGAGTACTTCCGCAAGCAAGGTACCCCGGACGAGATGCTGGCGACCGAGGCAATCGGGTTCTACTTCTCCGATGCGTTCCACCAGATGTTCGGGCGTACAGTGCCGATCCCCCACGCAGTCCGGCCGGTGCTGGAGGCTGTGACGAACTTCTCGTTCCGGACCATGCGCCCCATCGAGGGGATCTACCAGAAGGGACTGGAGCCCAGCGAGCGTACCGTCGCCACGACGTCGGAGTTTGCCAAGGCAGTGGCCCAGCACACCAAGGACACCGTGGGGGTGGAGGTGTCTCCGATCATGATCGACCATGTGTTCAACGGGTACCTCGGTACGACGGCTGCGATCACGGTGGCGGTGGGGGATGCAGTGGTGAACCCCGACAAGACCGACCGCCCGCTCCACAAGATGGTGGGGTTGAGCGCCTTCACCTACGACCCGGTGGGCACCCGGCACATCTCCGAGTTCTACGACCTGCGCGAGAAGGTGGTGCAGACACACAACACGTTCGAAGACATGAAGAAGTCGAACCCGGAGCGCGCCGAAGCGTACGCGGAGAAGAACAAGGAGAAGCTGGCGTTCTACTGGGCGGTCAACGGAGCGCTGGAGCGGTTGCAGAGTCTGCGAGCAGCCAAGAGCTGGCTGGACACCCCCGATGCGGCCAAGGAGTACGACTCGGCTACGCGGCTGGACATGAAAGAAGGGGTCCGCGCGGAAGAGAAGGAAGTGGCGGGCATCATCACCCAGTTCAAGCGCGAGGCCGGGCTCTAGGCGACCCGCCAGACACGCACACCGTAGTACCCGAACTCGCAGCGGGGGTGTGCTTTTAGTACGATGTTAAAATGCTTCGCGTGCTCCCGCACAGCCGCTCGGACTTCAGCGGCTGATGCGGTGGTCTTCAGGAAGAACGAGCCGCCCGGGTGAAGCTCTTCCCACACGATGTAGTACGGGACTCCGTACAGGTAGACGAACCTGAACTCGTCAGGTATCAGACTCCGAGGTTCCTCCGGTGCCCGATACAAATACCTCGGGGGCAAGTCCCACTGCTTGTCCGTCGACGCAGTACGCTCGTACGCCCGTCGCGTCATAGCTTCCCATAGCTCCTGCGCTGATCCGCTTCGTCGTGGTGGCGCCGCCATCCCTCAGTACTCCTGCTGCGGCCAGTGACTTGACCGCCTGTTTGAAGTCAACCTGACGCGACACGAAGAAGTCGCGCAGGGCCGTCGCCGGGATCCACAACGAGTGGTTCACCGGCTCATACCGCAGACGCAAGGGGCCTCTCGGCAACTGAATGGGTGCACTAGGCAGCTGCCCCGGGATCGTCGGGTTGATGATGAGCGTGTTGCTCAGGTTGTCGTTGATGTAGGTCGTCAGCGTCTCTTGGGCCACCATGCTCGTGTCCGACACGGGGGCCAGAACTTCCCTGCGGATGCCAGTGAACAGGCTGATCGCGTAGGCGTAGATCGCCTTGGTGTCGAAAGTCAGCAGCCCGAGGTGCCGGCAGATGCGTTCCGCTACGACGTAGCAGGCCATGACGTTGGAGTAGAACCGGTCCGACTGGTCGTTCCCGAGGTCACGGTCGAGCTTCTGGCGTGCCTTGAGTAGCGCCTGCTTCACCTGCTCCATGTTCTGCAACACGAACTGGATGAACAACGGCCCCGCCACCCCGTAGTTCTCGGCGAGCAGCGAGAAGACCTCGTCTGACTCCGCCTTGGAGACCGCTGACCCGCGGTCGATGTTGATCTCGATCAGGCGGCGCAGTTCGCCTTCCGGGGTGTTCTTGTTCCGGATCAGCTTGTCGTACAGCGACGAGTTGCTGGAGGTAAATGCCATCGTGTTCCACGACGTCGTGTTGACCCGCAGTCGGTTGGTCTGGGCCTCCATCCGGTTCTTGCCCTTGCCGTGCGGCACGGAGTAGACGAACTCGGAGACCTCCTCATCCTTCATGTTGGTCACCTCGTCCATCGTGACCGCGATGTTGTTCATCATCCCCATGACTTGCATCTTGGAGTTGAGGGTGTCTTCTTTCTTAAGCAACAGGTCCGCCGGGTGCCCGTAGATGGAGTTGATAGCCATCTGGAGTGTGGTCTTGCCCGTGCCGGACCGGTTCGACATGAAGTTGATCGTCGCTCCGCGCACCTCCATCCCGCCTATCAAGCGCAGCAGGGGCGCCCCGAACCCCAGCAACAGGCCGAGCGCGTGCCCTTCCATGCCGGGGTGGTTGTAGAAGTTCGCCACCTTCTTCCACTCGTCGAGACTACCCATTGGCTGGAGTTTCGGGGCCAGCGCACGGATGGTACTGCCGGCCGGGGCCAAGCGCGTTCCGGTCGCAGTGTACTCAAGTTCACCAACCACGAACCCGGTGAGGTCAGGCGTCCAGCCCATCTGGTGCCGGGTCCGATCTGCGGCGAACGCTTGCTGCAACTGCCTGATAGACGACGCCAAGTACGCCATGATGTTTTCCATTTCCTTCGTGAGACAGGCGACACCGTGCTTCAGCAGCAGGTCGCGCATCTTTTCCTTGACCAGCAACACGCTGACCGGTGCCGTGAACCTGCGAATGCCGTCGTGCGGTGTATGCACGTTCACCCCCACCAGCTCACCCTCGCCTCCGCCGGCTTCGTCTGTGTCGTAGAACCGGGACGTGAGGTACAGGTCGTTCTCGTAGACCACGACTTCCTCGACGTTGCCGTCCTTGTCCTTCACCTTCCGGAACACCCCACCATCCTTACCACGGAAGTAGGGCCACGGGTAGGTCGGGATGTTGATCTGCACGAACTGGGGCGCGCGGCCCTCGATATTGTCTGGGTCGAGCTGCTGTTCTACAACGTAGACGCCATCAGTCTCTGGCGCTGCCTCGACCTTGCGGCCCAGCACGATCGGGCTGGTGATGCGCAGTGCGCACTTCTCGCAGTCCGTCGGGAAGTTGTCCTTGTACCACTGGCAGGTGTGCGGGCCGGCAGTGTCCCTCGCCTTCGCGATGGTCTTCTCCGGGCTGTACCCCGGGTGGCCTTCCGACATCTTGTGGATGGCCGTCGACCCATCCTCGCATCGCCACGCGATCGACAGCGCGGCACGCCACAACGGCTCTTCCAGTGTCTCGGCCTCCTTCAGGGCCTTCGCAATCTGCGCACAGCCATGCCCGGTCAGGCTCTTCTTGGCAATGCGCGCGAACGACGTGGCGGGGTAATCCCCTCGTGCCAACGACTTTGTGAATGAGTCTCCGCCCGCCTCGCGCACTGAACTGAGGTCCACCCCATCGAGCGCGTCGGGTTGGGGCAGGAGTTTGGCAAACTCACTCAGCGGTGTGGGTACACCTTCGGCGAACAGAATGACTGGGAGCTTCGGATCCTTCTTGCAGTTGAACGTACCCGGTATGCGCAAGAGCCGCACGCAGTCCGCGGTCGCCACTGGGTCGATCTGGAATCCGCTCGTCAGACAGAGCTTCTTGAACGCCAGCGCCAGCGGGCGCCACACGTCCCGTGCCATGACCTCCACGATGGGCCAGTACACATGCAAACCGTTACCGGAGTCCACGATATAGGGGGCTGAAAGCCCGGTCTTGTCGGTGAATTCCCGCAGGGCGGTAGCGCCGGCCGCCTTATCGATGTAGGGCTTGCCCGGTCCGCAGTCCACGTCAGCGAAGAAGCATCGAAGGCTGTCCGCGTCGGCGGCTTGCCTGTGCGTGGACCCGGCATGCAGCTTGGAGAGATTGAAGTACGCATCGCGGCCGGACTCGGCTACGGTAGTGCCAGCAGCAAGGATCGCTTCCGGTGAGTCGACGATTTTCGTCCTGACCCCGCCGCCGGCCACGATGCCCGCCACCAAATAGGGACCCCCCGGAGGCAGGATAGCCTCAAGAAAAGATACGCTCACGCTGCCTCACGGTAGGTACGGGTAGGAGGGGGTGGGGCAGCGGCCCGTGTTCCGCTTTGTCGGGAGGAGATCAGCCCTCCCCTAGCCCCGCCGTGGACTATAGTTTAGCCCGGTGGTACTCCGCAATGGCTTCGTTGATCTTGGCCACGTTCTTGGGAGACGGAGTCACCACCCCGAAGAACCACTCGTAGACCGCCTGCCGGGACACTCCGAGCTTCTCCGACAGGGTGCGAACGGACACATTGTTCTGCACCGCCAGCACCCCGAGCTCGACCCACGGCTTGGACTGGTCACCTGCAACCAGTGCCTGTACCAGCTCGTACGAGTACCCCTTGGACTTAATCTTCGTCATCGCTCGTCCAGCTGGAGATGATGGCATCCGCACTCTTGGCTACCGTCGGGGTTTCGGACTTCTTGGCGTCCCGCTTGACCGTCGGTTCCGGGTCCTCGACCAAGGTCGGTTCCTTGAACGCCGCGGGGGCGGCAGTAACCTTGCCGTCATCATCCTTCAGAACGTACTTCGTGTCGATGGCGGCCTTGGCCTCAGCGGACTCCCCTTGCGAGCGGGAGATGGCGATCTCCTCACGCGACAGCGGGCGCGCGGCGCGGAACTTCAGCACCGGGACAGCTTCGCTGGTGTCGAATCGGGCTTCGGTGACGACACTGGACATCGGCACGTCGTGCCCTGCGAGGAAGCGAGCGTAGGCTTGGAAGCCCATCTTCTCCCCTTCAGGCTTGCCGAAGAACGACGTGGCCGGCAGTTGCAGCCGGTACACGTTGCCGGTGAGGTCACCTTCCAGCGCCACTGCGATGCGCTGGTTGAACCGGCACGCACGGGATCCGTTCTTGCCCGAGCCCGCGATGTTCTGCGGGCAGGTGGCACACGAGGAACCCTGCGGGGCCTTGACCGACGGGTCCGGCTTCTTGGTATCGGTGGAGTAGCACACCGGGGCAGCAGCTTCGCCTTCGACGTAGTCACCAGCGTAGTACACCCGGGACAGCGAGGGCGCCGCGTTGACCACCACGAAGTTCATGGCGCGGTCTTCGTTCTTGGAGACCTCTTCGCCGCCGACGACCATGCGCCACACGCCCCCCTTGATGGAGATCGCGCGCCCGGTGCCGCCACCGGCCAGCCGCTTGGTCATCTCATCCGCACCCTCACGGAGGTAGTCGGGGAGCACTGCGCCAGATTTGAACAGAGAAATTTCGTTAGCCATTTCGATTCCTTGGGTTGGGTTACTTCGATGCGCGACGGACGGTGATGTCGTACTTGGCGTCCGCGTTCAAGCCCGGCGGGAGAAGCTCCGGGTGTTCCTGCAAGAACGTCTTGATGTTGGTCTGATGCAGACGCTGCTCCAGAAGATCGAGGGCGTCGTGTTCCTTGATGAACGCGTGCATGGAGTCCCAGTCGCTCGTCCAGTACCGCGTCTTCACTGTACGGGTGAACGTCCCGTACGCCGTCTTGCCCCCACTCTGCCCGGTCTCTTCGCAGATGCGAAGCAGGGCGTCCTTCACGATGTCCATCTCGTCGGTCAACCCCTTGATGCGGGTCTCCATCTCCTTGACCATCGCTTCCTTGGCGTCGCGCATCTTCACATACACCTGCACGAGCTGGTCAGCCTTGCTTGTTTCCGTGTTCATCCTTCCTCCTTGGTAGGTACAGCTAGTTTACTATGTCCACTGACCAAGTCAAGCTATTTCCTGTTTGTACAGGTCCACCAAGCCTTGGTGCATGTCCACCTTGCCGTCGAGCATCGCGTACATCCGCCGCTCGACTGGGCTCCCTTGCAGCCTCACCACCGTGACGTTGTTCTTCTGCCCCGCCCGGTGGGCCCGTGCATTACCTTGCAGGTACAGCTCTGCTGACGGCGTCGGCCCCCACCACACCACAGTGTCCGCTTTAGTCAACGTAATGCCGTGCGCAGCCGCCTGAGGTATCAGGAGTATAACCCGCATCGTTTCTGTAGTCTGAAACGCCTTGATAAGCTCCGCCCTGACCCCCGCCGGAGTTCCGCCGTGGATCGCCCCGACCGCAGGATGCCCCAGCTTCGCACTCAGTTCTGTCTGCAACCTTTCAAGCGAATGGCGGAACGGCACGAACACGATGCTCTTGTGTTCAGTACCCTCAATGACGTCCATCAGCTCGTCGATGCGGTTCGAGATGTCGAATTCGACGACTTCACGTTCGGTCGTGTAGGCTACTCCCTGCGAAATCTGGAGGAGCTTGTTGATAACCCCAGCCGCATTCACCGCGGTAATCTCCGCACCAGCGGCCTGCGCCGCCATGTCGTCCTTGATGAGTTTGTAGTACTTCTCCTGCTGCTTGGTCAGCGGCACGTCGCGAGTCGTGTACAGCATGTCCGGGAGGTCGAGACATTCCTCCTTCGTGAACCGGATGGCAGGCTGCAACGCTGCGTGAACGGTCTCCTGTGCATTGAACTTCGGTACCCACTTGAACTGCGTGAGCTGGGTCATGACCTTGTTGCGCCACGCTGTAGCAGACCGGGGCACCGCGTCGGGGTTCACCAGCTTGGCCAGCCCGTACGCATCGAGGGGGGATTGGGAGGCGGGGGTGCCGGTCATGAGCCACAAACGTGTAGAGGGTTTGAGCAAGCTAGAGAGCGCCTTCCAACGGTCAGTCTGAGGGTTCTTAATCGCTGTCGCTTCATCAACGATAACGAGGTCAAACCCACCAGCCTCAAGCTCGTCGCGCACTACCTTTACGCCATCGAAGTTGATGATGACGAAGTCGTAGTTGCCCGCGATGATCTCTGCCCGCTTGGCGCGGGACCCCGAGGCAATAGCCACGCTGCGGTTCATGACGGTCCGGAACAGGTCGGCCCGCCACGCTGTGTCCATGATGGACACCGGGCACACGATGAGCACTCGCCGCACGAAGCCCCGGGTGAGGAGGTAGTCCGCCGCCCACGCAGCAGCGCTGGTCTTCCCTGTCCCGGCTTGGCTAAGGTTCAAGCAACGGGGGTGCATGGCCATGAACGCAGCGGAGGTCCGCTGGTGGTCGAACGGGGTGTAGACCCCGGGCCAGTCGTACCGCCCTAGGATGGGATGCGGCACGTTCTTGATCTTGAGGTTGTGCAGGATGCGGACTTCGTCCGGCCCCCAGTGCACCAGCACCTTCGCCTTGTCCCCGTTGCGTTCGATGATCTGACTCTTGGGGATGATGGCCGTGATCTGGTCTGCCTTCTTGGTAACGAAGAGCAGAGCCTTGTTGTCGATGATTTCCAAGCTACCCTCGAAGAAAACGGCGAGATACCGGTGGGTATCTCGCCAAAGCTACTTCAGGAGGAGGCCGCGATGGTGAACCGCGGCACGTCAATACTACGCCGATCTTGCCGAGGTGCAACTACTTCTCGCGCTTGCTCTTCTGAGTCTTGAGGGCCCCGGACGAGGTACGGGCGAAGCTGCGGTTCTCACCCTTGGGGACTACGCGAAGGTTCGTGGTGCCGGGCGCCCCGCCCTTGCTCAACGGCACGGTGTGGTCCACGTCCATGCCATCACCCTTGTGGACCTTGCCCTCACGCTCAAGTTGCCGTCGAGCTTTGTTGCGCAATGCGCGCCGCTTCTTCTGCTCTTCAGATCCTTGATACTTGTCGTACTCGTCGCGGTAATTCCTAGCCATAATTAGTCCCTCTTATACTCGCACGTAGCGACGGGGCAGAAACGGCACAGCGGCCCCGAAGTCGGGTTCCACACCCCGGTGTCCGCCTGCTCCTCGATCATGTTCGCCTCGCCCGCCCACTTCGACAGGATATCCGGAAGCTCGGCACGGGTGAACTCGCACGGGATCATCTGCTTCGCCACGACGAACATCAGCATACCCTTGACCTTCTGCACTGTGGGGTAGTGCTGCATGACCATCGCCGCCATCAGTGCGATCTGTCCGGGGTCCGCAAACCTCGCGGACTTCCCCGTCTTGTAATCCGCCACCCTAGCCACGGTCCGCGCTTCGTTCAGGTGCAGGAAGTCCGGGATCCCTCGGAACCACACATCTGGGGCGAAGAACTCGCACGGGCTGAGGTCGCGTCGCAGTCCCATCTTGTGCTCACACAGGGTCGTACCCCCCAGTCCGGCGAGAGGCTCAACATACGAGCTGAACCGCTCAAACTGAGGAGGAAGCGGGATGCCGCGCTGCACGAAGTCCTCAAACGCCTTGTGCACCGCAGTGCCGTACAGCGTAGCCTCGGTATCCCCTTGCTTGAACTTTTTGAGAATGCGAACTTCATGATAGCGGCGGCGGCACCCGAGGAAGTCTTTGATAGCGGAGTACGAGTGTTTGAGTTCCATGCCGATCCTTGGTAGTGATGCTTCCGCAGTCTAGCAGTCCCCATACGACGCGCCAACGCCTGATTCGCAGGCCAGCGGCAGCCCGGTGGCCCACTTCGGAACCCACGACATGCACTCTTCGACGAACGCCCGGGCCTCGTCCGCTTCCTCCCGCTTGGCGATGATCGCGACAGCATCGTGGACCGTGAGCACTACCTTGTACCGCTTCGAGATCTTGAGCATCTGCTCCGCCACAATACAGCGCGCAACTGCCTGCCCCAGATTCTCGATAACCTTGCCTCCGTATATGTGTACAGGCTGTCCTTTGGACGTGTACACCCAGTTCGCTTTACCTTCCTCATTCGTCTCGCGGCGCAGGTGCGGGTACTGGATATGCAACCCGCTCGGCAAGGTGATCCCCAGCTCGGCGACGCAGCAGAGTCCGTTCACGTCCACTTCGAACGACTGCCGGTTGGCGATGGCGTGCAGCGCATTCTCGCCCCGAGTCCACAGCGCCTTGATCTTGGCGTACTTGGAACGGTAGGTGTCGATGATGCTCTTCGCCTCATCCAGCGTGACGTCTACCCCCGCGTTTACCTTGAGATAATCCTTGAGCTTTACATGCCCGACGCCGTATCCACATCCGAGTACTACCGTTTTTCCTACCTGTCTTTGTAGCGGAGTCACTTCTTCCGGAGTGCAGCTGTAGATGGCGGCCGCCATGATGCGGTACACGTCGCGCTTCGCTGCGAAGTCCGCCACGAGGTCATCCTGCCCAGCCATCCACGCCAGCGTGCGCGCTTCGATCTGGGAGGAGTCGCAGTCGATGACGACATACCCCGGGGACGCCTTAATAGCGCGCTTGATCCGGTTTTTGTACTTCCCGCGGGACGCTAAATTCTGGAGGTTAATGGAGTCTTGCCCACTCCAGCGCCCCGAGTGGGCTCCATAGTACCTCAATGGTACCGGAAAATTACCCCGCGAAGCCATAGCAATGAAGCGCTCAGTACGGCTCTCCTCGATCGTGCTCTTGTTCCCCAGCCGGGCGTCCACCAGCGCGGCCACCTTGAGGTCCGGGTGCTCCCGCAGTGCCAGAAACTCCTGATCCGTCTTGGCGAACGCGTATGCGACCTTGCCCGTCGTCTTGCTGATCTTGGTCGGGGGCTCCACACCGAAGCTGCGCAGCAACGTCGCGAACTTCTCGTTGGACATGAGCAGCTTCTTGATACCCCCATTCTCCGGGGCGAAAATCGCCATCAG